TTATTTACGTAAAAATTCCGACAGCAGCGCCGGCAGAGTTTCAATATCCTCCGGACGTATATCAATGCTCGCCGAATTCTCGTAATACCCTGGGAGGTCGTGATCTGATACGCGAATTTTTGTCCCACTTGGCTTATGTGTGATGTAGTACGAATTAGAGTTCGATGCGTTACTGATGTCATAGGAGAAGTTTTTCCCAAACTTTTTTTCTAGCTCTCCTCGGACTTCTTTTGGTATTTTCGCCGTCCGCGCCGCTGTTATTGCGCGATTACTGTTGTCGGCAACTTTGCGAACATTTGCAACAAGCTCTTCAGGAGTATCCCCAATAGCGTAATACGGCTTAGACTTCCCCAGCCATTGCGGAGTTAGTATCGCAAGATAGTCACCATTCATCAGTTTTCGCAAGTCGCCATTTCCCGCCGTCCCTACGGAAAACATTCCGGCTTTGTCGTATAGCTGGCTTTCAGGAAGGGAACCCATAACCGGGGTTACAATCTTTCCTGATAATTGCTCCGGCACATGTAGTTTCTTACTGAAATTCCCGGTTTCTTTAATCATACCGCCCATTGCTGGCAAAAAAGGCAGCATCCCAATCCCATTCAGCGCAGCTTCACCATAGTTTCCCTGTCGCGCGCTTTGCACAGCGTCATATCCGCTGATGGCATCTCCAGGGCCTGGCACAAATTGCAGTAGCCCCTTGGCAAGATCAGGGCGAGCCTTTACGTCTTGCTCGTTAGGGAAGTACGCCTGAGCTCCTGTCTGATAGGAGTCAGCCAATAGGCCAGCAAGTGCTTTGGCTTTAGCATAGGTGTCGTCTAGCAATCCCATGTTACAGTTTCCTCATTTTTGCGACACGTTAGGCGGATATGTACATGGAAGCGACATATCCTATGCGCGTACTAATTCCTACTAATCTCTTTGCAAATTAGTAGACAGCCCCGAGCCGCTGGCGGCTACGCGCCCCGTATCAATTGACGGTGCGGCTTCGGGATTCTTGATGCACATCATGTATTCGGCCTGCCTGCGCTTGGTCAGACCCCGCAACGGTTTCCCCTTGAACTTGTCCCAAGCCAAGATGCCTTCACATGCGCCCTTGTAATCACCCGCACGCAATCGTTTGGCGATGGTGGAATTGCAGAACGCACCAGGACCGATGTTGTACGTTAGCGAGGTCATGGCATCGAACTCGTGCTGGTACATCGGCACAGGGGCGCACTTCTTCACCGCCTTAGCGTACTTGTCTGCATCAGAGAGCAGCAAGACTAAAGCGCGTTCCGGGGTCGTCCTGTCTCCCGGCTTTACTCCATGTGTCGTGCCAAATCCGATAGTTGGTACATCACCAGGAACAGGGATGTAAGCATCAGAACGGTAGCTTTCGTGGAGAGCGATGCTAACCAGAGCAGAAGCAGAGATAACAAGGGCGGATACCGTAGTTCGGCTAATCATGATCGCCTGTCAGAATTCACTGGAACAGAGTCAGAGCGCCTTTCGAGTTTCTGGCCGGTTTCGTACTCGAATCTCAGTTTCTCAAGTTTGAAGTTCTGATGTTTCCAGTACCAGTTAATCACTTGAGAGATCACCCCGAAGATCACTGCAACGACAATCGAGGCAATGGCCGCGAATACTTCGGCAGACATGCCAAAGATCAAACCTGCACTGGCAGAAGCGTAAGTGGCTTTCTCAAGGCCCTTAGATAGTGTTTCTGCTTGCTCGATGTTCATGGCTTGTTCCCGATATGCATGCCACGGAAGTCAAACGAGTCGATCAGCGTGTTCCGCTTGATCCACCCGACAATTTCGCGCCTAGTGCCGGTATCGGTATCCCATAGCCGTGTCATTCGTTGGCTAAGGGTCCACTCATGCGGGATGAAGTCCATGAACAAGGCCCACCCCCATCCAAGGTGGAACACGACATCAAGGATGACGGTTACGATGGCTGGGGCTAACGAGATTATCCAGACGAACGGCGGCAGCTTATTGCCGTTGGCCTTCTTCACCTTGTCCAGATGCGTCACGAACACATAGCCCACGAACAGCGGGCCAATGATCCCTGCTCCGATGATGAGCCACCATGCGAAAACCACGAACACCAATTGCGCCGCGTCGATGAACGTCACTCCGCGCAGGAGGGAGGAAGCGAGCTGGATGAAGGCAAGGAGCTGGTCCATCAGAACCTCCGCTTCGCAATGAGTTTGTACTGGGCAGGGGCTGCGGTAAAAGTATACGTGGGCATGGTGACTCCTATCAGTTTGTTAATTCAAACCACCGAGCCGGAACGGTATTGGTAATCTTGTATGACGACCCAGGCGGAATGTCAAAAATTATCTGCGTATTCGAGAGTCCAGCAGCATTGCTGTACTGACACATAAGAGTGTTGTCGATATAGAACTCGCCAGGTGTACCTCCGACTGTGACCTGCAAACTAACAGTGCGCATAAATGGCGTGTTGTTTCTATAGATGTTGGCGAGGTACCGCTCTCCCCCAGCACCTATAGTGAAGGATTTCCAGCGACGCTGGTCTCTGTAGTTCTGTTCTGCAATACTACTAACACTGGCCGCGCCCGTGGTTGCCTGTCCTGCGAAGACACGATTTCGTTGCGTCATGCCGGGGTTTGTACCAACAGAAGCAGAGGCGCTGGTGACCTCGTACATCTTCATCTCAGGGATAGAGAAGAAGTGTCCTTCTACTGCGTAAGTGCTGATTGCTGCCGGAGTGAAAGTGGCGCCGTTCGGGTAGCGGCAGAAGGGGGAGTAGCGGCATCCAGCAAATGCACCGTTGGTGTAGTTGAACCCCGGCAGGTATCCGTACAGCCACTGAGTGACAGCGCAGATTCTGGCGCCTGTCGAAACAGTGATATCAGCTACGCCGTCAACATACAGGACATATTTGCTGTTGACCGCGTCGAAACATAGCGCAATGTGGTACGTGGTCCCCGTTGCCCACGACGCCTTAGCGCCCAAGGTGCCACTGGCTAAATCCCATGACGTTCCAGTGCTACTCAGATAGAGGGCGAGGGTAGTGCCCGTGCCGGCTCCCTTTCTGATGCCTACGCCATAATTGCCGGCGTTTCCTGCGGAGAGCAGATCAGCCACCGCAGCAAGGCTGTTGAACCGAACTTTGAACTCAATCGTCCAGCCATCAGAGCCAAATGATGTGAAGTTGGTCGAGGAGATGTAATCCCCGGTACCATCCAGCAGCAGAGTATTTAGCCCGTCGATCTGCACCGCCGTGTCAATCTGAGCATTCCCGGATGCCGTCCAAGTGTTGCCATAGTCGTCGAGGATCGTGGTCGAACCATCTGTGCCGGCAAAGCGCAGCAGCGACTGTCGCGTGCGGTCGTAGGAATACCCGTACTGCGGAGGATTCAACGTAGAACCCCACGTAACGGCGGTTGGCGACGAATAGGTCGTGTAGAGATGTGAGAGATTGTTCGCCGGAAGGTCGGCCCCAAGTGGGTCGGTCACGTCAGCGGAAAGGACGGATACGTAGTCCACCGCGCCCTGCGCTCCGAAACCATTGGCGAAGGCGATGGCAACCGGAGTCGGGGAAGCGTCAAGGCCCGGACGCAAGCCTGAGCCGGTCGTCAAGAAGGCAGCATAGCCATTGGCATCGACTGGGCCTGAAAGGACGGCCTGTCTGACTGGAACCCTTATTCCGCCAGCGGAACCATCGACATACGCCTTTACACTCTGCTGACTTGGAACGGCGGTCGCAGAGTTGGATACCATGTCGTCTTCGTCTTTGAAGTCCAACAGGCTTGCAGTGTCCGCAGCGGAATACGCTTGAACCTTGTTCGCCGCAGTCGTTTGCCCCGCAAGAGAGGTCAGTAACGCGTCTAGCGGTTGGTACGTGGTCGCAGCGTCGGCAGAGTCAAGCTTATTGGCTTCCAGTTGCGCGATGAATGCGGCATGCGCACGGAGGTAGTTGTCTGCGTTGTTGCCTACCGATTCACCACCAGTCGGTGAATTGCTGGCGGCTGTAGTAGAAAGGTCAGAGATTAGGGTCGGTACGGGCATACTGGACTCCAAAAGAAAAAAGCCGCACAATGGCGGCTTATGGAAACATCGCTATTTACTGACTACCTGTTAATCAAACTCTTCGTAGTCATGGCCTTGGCGTTTATCTACAAGTTCATTACTGGCTGAGATAAACAGACGGGGCAATGGTCATCATCGGCATGAGCACCGAGCGATTGCCCAACAGCCCCATCCATTGCGCCTTGTTGCCAAGCAGGCCCATCGCGCTATCTGCGGCCCCCCCCATGCGGCCTAATGCATAGGAAGCCTCGCCCATGAGGCGCGGAGACTGAAATGGCAGGGCAGCAAGGAAAGCGGGATTGGTCATGCCATACAAACCAGTCCCAGTCGCTGCAACACCCTGCAATCCCCTCGGAGTAGCAGAGTTCAATGCCTGACCAGCGATAGCGGGGAGTAAGTCTTTCCCGCCCTTGGTCTCCAACTCTTTTGCCAGGTCAAGCCTATTTCCGTAGTTTGTATTGACGTTGTTGCGCATCAGTGATTGCAACTTGCGCATGGCGGTGTCCTTGGATGTTTTCTCTCCAAGGGAAAACGCTTTCTGAATCTCGGTAATGAGTTCCGAAGCCTCTGAGTAGTCCTTCATCATCTTGGAATACTCGGGGGCTTGGTCGGTGATCTGCTTCTTTACCGCGTTGTACATCTCATCAGCAGCGCGACGGGCCGGAGTTCCGAATTGGGTTACGTCCCGAATGTCACCGATCTTCTGCTTAAGGGCATCCAAGCCTTCAGGAGTATGAAATTCCTTGGGGTCGAGTTTGGCCCAATCATCCACAGCATTTGACAGGTCATCCACAACGCCAGCGGCATTCTTGTTGATCTGCTGTCCTTTGAACGAACCCATAGACTTGAGTTTATTCAGGGCGTCGTTAATCGGCGTGAAGTCAATCACCGATTGGTCTTTGACGAACTGAGCTTTATTAGCTGCGTATTGATTGCTGCGTTCGATCCTGAGTTGAGTCAAAGCTGACTTGGCATCATCCAAGATGTCGGTCATATTGACCTTGCCGCGCATGTTGTCCAGGAAAGATTGATTCCCTGCCTTGCCAGCAGAAAACGCCGTCTTGATGGCTTCGTCACCTGCCCCGGTCGCTAGTCCGAGCGTCTTCTGAATGACTGTGCCGGCGAGTTTCTTGGCCCCACTGCCAACGAACCCGGCAGCCTTGGCCCCCATCGGAATGACAGACCCAATCGCAGCACCAGTGCCAGCGGTTTCTGGATCGATCATGCCAGCAGATAGCCCGCCTGTGACAGCACCGCCAGTCGCCCGTGTTGCGGCATCGGCGAGTTTTCCTCCGATTGTCTTGGCAGCAGGAGCGCCAAGTTTGAATCCACCAGACTCGACAGCACTAAGCAATTTAGGCGCAGCATTAGCGACAACAGGAACAGCCTTAGCTCCCTTGACAATCAATCCACCCGCGCCAGCAGTTCCAGCCACATCAGTAGCCAACTCACCACCCTTGAACGCCATTGATTCAGGGTCAGCATTCTCAGAAAAGAATGATGCAAGCGATTGCCGGCGCTGGTCATTGGTCATGTTGCTAAGACCAGTCTTATTCAAGGCCCAATCAACAGGGGTAAGAAGTGTCGCACCAATATCTGAAGCGCCCTTCAGCGCCCCCATTCCGATATTGCCTAGCGCACCCATGTTTTGCTTGGCAGGCTCGACTTTAGGCTCTTGCTCAGAATCCCACTTGACCATGCGCGGGTCGATAGCGGGAGATTCTTCCCACTTCACCATGCGCGGATTAATCGGCATATTCAACACTCCCGTCATCGTACTGGATTACAGGTTTTCCGCCATACGTGCCTCGGCGAACTGCCGTCTTTCCACCACCACTAGGAACGCGAGATTGAGCACGACCTGAAGCGGCAAATACGCCTTGTTCAGCCTGTGCCCGCATGGCCTTCTTTTGCGCCACCACTTCTGAAGAGTCACCAGGCTTCGGGAAGTACGTCGCCACCGTACGGGTAATTTCGTCTTGTGTCGCCGCAGCGCCGGTTTGCATGCGGAGCATTTGTTCTGCCCACTGGTTTTGAGCTTGCCTTGCTTGTTGCGCACGAGGGCTGGAAACAAGGTTCCCCATCCCGCCCGCCATTGCTGTATCGACCTGAGAACCAAGCTTGGACATGTCAAGCCCTTCCTTCTCAAGTTGATCGAGAACGCGGGTAGCGGCCTTCATGTTTCCTGCGTAAAACGCGGCTTTAGTTTCGGCCTCAGTAGGAGCCTTTCCAACTTCACCGCTTGGCTTTACACCTTTGATAATGGCAGGCGTTCCACCCTTCTTGTCTGGCTGGAAAAAAACCTTGTTCCCTTTGTCATCCTCGCCAGCAACAGGTGAGCCATACGACACATTGACTTGCGGGGCATGAGTGGAAGCCTTGGCAATCGCGGCATCAAACAACTTTCGGTTGGGATCGCCAATCGGGTAACGGTCGCGGGCAGCAATCAACTTCTCAATGTCAGTCGCGGCCTTGGGAGTGCCTTGATATTTGACATTACCAGACTCATCTACCAACGCACCATCTACCACATGCACTTTAGGCTTTGCGTACATCTGCTGCATAAAGCCATGCGGGTCAACGTCGAATTGGTTTTGCAATTGTGGAGGCAGTTGATCGCGGAATGCTTTAAGCGCCGCTTGCCTCCGTGCAGCCTCTTCAGCCTGTGCGCGTTGCTGCTGCATCTGCATGTCGCGCATTTGCTTCATCTGGTTGGCTTGGTCTACCTGTTGATAGGTGCCCATTGCTTCTTGACCAGAATCACCGAGGGCTTGTCCGAGCGATACAGGCATACGAGAAGGCCCGGAGCGAGACAGCAGCCCAAGGCCCATTTGCAGCATTGCCGCGTCTTTCGGGTTATCAAGAAGGCCCATGATTATTTCCCCATCGTGTAGCCAGCCATAGCACCACCAAGCAAACCAGAGTACGGGTTGGAATAGAGCGGGGTCGTGCTCGTTCCACCATAGGTTCCGCGCACAGTGTTGGCGTAGTTCTGCGAAGGTTGTGCCGCCCAGTTCTGAGCATTGGTCGTGAAGCCGAGCGTATTGTTGACCGCCTGTTGCTGCAACCCCTGCTGCTGCGCGTAATCCTGCATGCGCATATTCGTCGCGTTCTGCGAATAGGCATCGCCCAGTGCCCGGCCGTAGGTCTCGGCAACTCCGGAATTTCCGTAGGAGCCGGAAGCCCGGTTCGCGGCGATCAGGGCCGGATTCATGGCCCGCGTTACATCGGCATTGGCCAGATCGATTGACTGTTGCAGGTACGGATTATCCAGTCCGAGCATGGGATTCACGGTCGGCCCGCCAAGCAAAGCCGTGTAGTTCTCGTTGGCCTTGGTCGTCAGTGGATTGCCCTTGGCGGCAGCAGCGGCGCCTTGGAAGGCATCGATCAGGAAAGGCTGCTGCGGTGTCCAGGGTTCCTGCGTCTGTGTGATGGAACTCGGGTTATTCTTCGATCCCATATAGCCAAGCAGGCCGCCGAGCGCCGTCATGCCGCCTTGCGAGCCAAGCGCTCCGATCGCAGCCTTGCCAACATCGCTGAGCCATGACCAGTTGCTGGTATTCCCGGAGAGACTGTCCGCATAGTCGCTTGCCAGGTTGGCGTCGTTTCCCCAGTCGTCATAAGTCAGCCAGTCGCCGCTTCCATCGGTCTGTAGATCAGACCACCAATCAGTCCCGAAATCAGCCATTTCTATTTCTCCTTACCAATCAAGCAGACCGCCTGGGTCCAACACCCGTTCGGCCGTACTGCGATCATCATCCCCGCCACCGATCAGTGCATTCAGCGGCCCCAGCGGGGCCAGCAGCCCGGAAGTCAGGATGTCCTTGTTCGAGTATTTGCCCGATGCATATGCCCCGATGGGATCGAGCAACATGGCCCCGGTTACACCGCCGATACGGTCGCCAAAATTGATGACATCCCGCGTCATGTCCTGCATGTATGGGTGTATCCATTCGACGATGGGGCCAGCCGCTCCTGATGCATAAGGAGCGTAATAGCCGAGGACGCCGCCGAGAATGCCGCCTCCAATCTCGGCTCGGTAATCCCGGTGATATCTACCGTAGCCATCTTCTCCGCTGCGCATGGCCGGGTCCGTGTAGTAATTCTTCTTGCCTCTGCTGTAGCCGCCGAGTGCCCCGGTAGCAGCCCCGAGATAGGAACCCCCTGACCCGCCACCGCCTGATCCGGCGTCCTGATTGGTCGCCTCCGCGCCGCCGGCATCGTCGATGGTGTTCGCCACATCATTGTAATTAGCGTGATCAAGTGAGCCATAGCCCTGCTGTGCCGCCGTCGCATTTCCGGCCGTTCCGGTGCCGAGATCGTAATCTGATAGGTACTTTTTGCCGCCCTTGATTGCCGCCCGTTCCAGCGCCTGCTGGTCGCGCTGGCGCTGCTGTGCTTCCATCGCCGCGATGTAGCGCCGCCGATATTCGTCTGTGGAGAAATTCTGTTCCGCAGCCTGCCCGCGCAGCATGGTCTGGTCGTAGGATGGCTTGTCCTGCGGCTGCATCGGCTCGCCAAGCAAGCCGGTCTGCTGTTGAGGCACCAGCAGCCCGTAACGACGCACTGGCACACGCTTAACGAGGTTAGGCACTGCCGATACGTAGGGGTTCCGTTGTTCAAATGTGGGCATATCAGTTCCCCGTCAAAACTCTTGCTTGGAGCCAAGTCCCAGGCTCTCCGCTTACTGTGCAAATCCACCCAAGCACAACGTACTTACTCCCTGCTGTTCCTTGTTCCGTTGGTGTGGTGTTCTTGTAGAAGTCACCTTGTGCCCACAGCCCGGTAGTCGGAGCAGCAGTCCCTTTAGACGCTGTGCCTTCAATATGTCCACCGGACAAAGCATCTAGCTTCTTTGATAGGTCGAGCAGAACCCTCGCCAGTTCAGGCGATGCAGGAAGGTTAAGTCTCATTCCAGTCCGTCCGCTTCCAGAGAAACGGTGTGTCCGATGACTTCGCAATCACCGGCAAAGGTGTAGGACAATTTGTGCCACCGAGCAGAACGCAGAACGTCAAACTTTCCATTGTTTAGAGTCGCAGTGGCATCCGTGGTCATCGTTACCCCGTCTGTGTTGGAGTAGGAATTCGTCATCGTTCCCGTCGAAGGCGACACGGTGAATCTTGGCCTTGCTCTGGTGAGCATAGAAAATTGTGTATCGTCACCAATCACCCCTGTTACCAGTGTTCCGCCAGCAGATACGCCGGTCATCGTGACTAGAGCGTGAGAGGAATTGATTACTGATGGAAGATGGTTTGAAGCTACCCAATAAGGCGAGTCATACGAGACATTCGGGAAGTCATCCCAAGTCGCGGCAATCGCGCCGAGTCCGTCGAACGTGATGCCACTAGAGACATACTCGATTGGGCATTCAATGTTGTACTCAGCGTATCCCCACTTCCCGGTCATGTAGTTGTACGCAGCAGCAGCGTTCAGTGTGGAAGAACCGACTTTCGGGAAGAACCAGATCACACGAGAATTCTGTCTGTCGTGAAGCCCTCTGATCGTGTGGCGGTAGATGTTGTTCAGTTGAGAGAAAAACCAAGTCTTGAACCCATCGCCGATAGGCTGAATTGTGTTTCCGTCGAAGACGTAGAAGTTTTCTTGGCCGATAAAGTAATGAGCGGTTTGAATCGAGATGATCGCTTCATGGCTTGAGCATCCGATGTCGCCAGGAACCTGTGTCCATTGCCATACCGCAGGAGCGCCAACGTACTGCCCAAAGAACACGCCACGATCTTTGTAGATGACGAAATTAGACCCAAGCGCACGCAGCCCACGGATAGGACCGGGAGCGTCAACAATTCTTCCGGTCGTGCATTGGGTGGTTACGCTAGGCGTCCAATCGGCATAATCCTGAAACCCCGAACACATCCACCCATCGGGAGTATCAGTACCATCGTTGATGTCGGCAGCCATGACAAACCCACCAGACACATCGATATATGACGCCTTAATGCCGCTAGCGATGTCTGCGAAGTCGCCAGAGGTCGAATACTGCATGGTGTCGTTCTTGTTCGTCGCCAAACAAGTATTGCCCATGATCGCAAAGCGCCAGCGGATGTCTCCGGTCGTGTAGTCGGTAGCCCGCGTGACATCCGTCCAACTCGTTCCAGAGAGTTCATAGAGCTTTGTCGCGGTCCCGGCAAACGTCCGTGTAGTAGCGTCCAACTTGAACATGGACGCAGCCCCTAGACAAGTAGCCGCCAGAGCGTCAATGCCCTGAGAAACCAGAGATGGCGCAGTTTTCATCCCCCGCAGAGATGGCAGCATGTCCGTGCAATCCGTGATGACCCCAGGAGTTGCAGGATCTGCATCAGGAAGGAATCCGGCGAACGGGATCATGCCGCCACCATACGGAGGTTATTCCCGTACCGCGCCCACCTGTCGTCACGTTCAAGATCAGCAATTGCCTTGTCAAGCAGGGTTCCCCATGTCGCAATACGCTGGTCGTCCTTGATGTAGGGGGCCGACTCCAACAGAGATGCATACAGGTAGATGTCGGGAGCGTTGGTGATCAGCCAATTCACTCCAGAGGACAGCGCGTCAAACTTCTGGAAGTAATGCAGCGTGTAGGTCAGTCCAGACCCAACCGGCTCAAAGTAGATGTTGTCGCCGATGATGGAGTAATAGAACGTGTCGGACGATTCACCTTGAAGGCGGGAGCTGGGCAGGTAGGAAACTGGATAGGTGCTCCCGTTGTTGGTGACGGTAAGCGAGATGATCTCGGCAAAGCGCGTCGGCAGCGCAACCGTCGCTGCCACCACCCCTGTAGTGCGCTGCTCCATCGAGCGGAGTCGGAGCCGACGATTCAGCTTGGCCTCGGCCAGGGTGATGAAGTCAGGAATAATGGTGGCCAGATCGCGGTGCAGGTAATTGCCAATTTTGGTCTGAAGCTCAGCGTAGTTAGTAATACTCATCCTAGCCACCCATATCTTTTGTGGTATGTCGGCACATGGTCATAGAACCGAATGCCGGTGTTCTGGAATTTGCAGAGCGGTGATGCTTCTGGAATCGTCACTTTGATTCCCCGCCCCCTAGCAATTCCAATCAGATATTCCATGTTCGGCTTTTGGTAGCCGTATTCATCGTCCGCCTTCATGTCTACGCCATAGATAGCGATCTCTTCGGCACCATCATGGATCGCTAAAGCCAGCGCATAGGCAACGGATGAATTGAAGTAGTATTCACCGATGGTCTCTGCCACCGCTTCAAACGGATAGGCTGTAGCCCCCGGCAAAGAGTCGTCCTGCATGTACAGCGGGCACCCAATGTCGGACAGAAACTCCAGATACCCGCTTGAACGCCGGCTATGCACAGACTCCAGCAAGCGGAGATCATGCATCTCAAATACCCGCGACATATAGGGCCACGCCTGCCGGTCCCATGGCAGACCCCATACCTCCCAGTCTGGGTCGTTAAGCGGCGCTAGATCATGCGTTGTCGGAGACAACCCGAGAACAGCAACCTTCATTGCCACTTGACCCGCTGCTTGGCAAACGGCGTACCCTCAACGCTCAACAGCTTCCACTCGTTAGACTGGATATAGAGCAGTGCTCGCCTAACCTCTTCTGGGTCGCTTGATAGCAGGTTGTAACCCATGTTTTTCAGCCGCTCAATATCCCCCATATGCAAGCGGCCAGCGTGAACTAGCGTTCCTTTGTACTTACCAAATCCTTGACGGTCGGCCCGATCCCTGGCGTTCTGCTCAAGGATTGCCGTGTTGTCATACGTCACCCGGTTGATTACTTTGTCTTCCAGTTGATCGTAGATTGTGGTTCGTACTAGGTCGCTCATTCCATCCCCACCATGCGCACTTCATAGGTGATTGCATCCGTGTCGGCATGCGTGGCGGTAACTTTGATTTCAGACGGCAGGATATCCTTGGCAATCGTGTTGGCCGCAGCGGTCAGGTGAGGGGAGATGCGCAGCACGGTAAGGCCGGTAGCCGTGATCGCAGCGGAAGCCAAGATGGTGTATTCGGAGCTTCCAGCAGGGGAAACCCCGGCAATAGTGAACACAACTGAAGGAGTTGCAGTAACCGCAGTGACGTTGATAAAGATCAACGCCTGAGTCGAATCCGTCGAAATCGTAGCTGAAGCAGTCGCCGTCCTAGATGCCTTAGCGAAGATCAATTGATGCTCTTTGCACATATGCGCCTCAGAGAAGCGGGGGGCCGAAGCCCCCCTAGTGATTAGTAGTCGCCCAGATTGACCCACACAACAACCACCGTACCGGAAATGGTCTGAGTGCCGTCGCCATCGACATCAGTAGTCGTGGCATAAGCAGTGTTCAGGTACATATCCTTGGCAGTCGACGTGCCGTCGAAATGAGCAGACGCGGCAAGAGCAGCACTAACCGCAGCGCCGGCCACGTTGATCGTGGTCGAAGAGGTAAATGCCGTCGATGGCAGAAGATCAACCATCGTGCCTGCCAGCGTCACACTGGAAGCAGTCGCCGTGCCGAGACTGATAGCGCCAGTAACGCCGCTATTGATGGTCGAAGCAATGGCGGAAGTGGTCTTCTGCTGAAGGGTCGCAGTCACCCCGAGAACCAGCAGGCGCCCAGCCGGGAAGTCGTAAATCTTCGTCCCTTGATACTCGGTGCCGTTGGTGACGGTTTGCGCGACGTTGTTAAGAGTGAGAGTCGTTTTGATGAACGGACCGAACTGCTCGTTCTTGACTTTGACCGTCGAGAGCGGGGTAGAACCCAGGTCGTAGGTCGAGTCAGAAACTTGCAGCCCACCATCCACTTGCTTGATGCTGAAGCCCATAGCGGTCTCCTAAAAGAACGGGGGCGAAGCCCCCGCGTGGTTATCAGGAAGCCGACAGGTCGTAAATGCCCGCGTGGGCCTTCTCGTTGCAAACCTCCAGCGTGTATTCCACCAAGATTTGCTTGCGCTCCGAATCGCCGGTCTTCGCCAAATCCGAGGTCTTGAAGTTGCGCAGCGTGGCAAACTTGACATACTCGGGATCGAAGAAGAACACAACGTCCGTGGGCGCTTGACGGCACGGCACCAGGCGAACCTCATTACCCAGCGGGTCGATGTAGATGTCGACCGAGTTGACAACCTTCTTCTTGTCGCCATCCGACATCTTGGTCGAGGAACCGGAGAACGTCGCAAACTTACGCTTTTGGAAAGCGTTGAGAATGCCGAGCGTCGGGTTGCCGCCGTTGGTCCAGGCAGAAGCCAAGACGGTTTCAACGAACGCTTCAGTAAGCGCACGCGCCGTGCCATCGGTGTGCTCATCCGTGCCGTTACCGCTGGAGGCGATTGCGTCGGCGGCAATCGAGGTGTTCGTCTTGATGAAGGCTTGCGCACCCGCACTCTCCGAAGCCAGCGTGTCGTTACCGGCCACCGAAGCGTTGTTCTGGAGCAGGATGGTTTCAACGTCCCGCTTCAGCTCCTTCATCTTGTCTTCCATCTCGCGGGCCATGTTGCTTGCCATGCCAGCCTTGGAGACCGCCTCTTGCGAACCAGAGACGCGGGCAACCTTGTCCGAAATTGCGCGATAGTTGTACAAACGGACGTTCGCATTCGCGGCATCGGTCGTAGCATCGTCGCCTTCAATCACGAAGTTCGAGCCAGACGCAGCAGCCAGCGTTCTAGTCAGCCACTCGTGCTTAGTCGCGGTCGCTTTGGTCTTGCCAATGGCAGAAAGAAACGGGGTTTCGGTCGGCGAGACATCGTAGATGATGTCCGAAAGGTCTTCACGGTTGCCTACGGCATCGTAGGTCGAATGGGTGTTGGTAGGTTGCGTCATGATTTTGTCCTATGAATTGGGGTTAGACTTTCCCAGTAGCCAAGAGGTATTCAGCGATACCGTTCTTGCCGCCAGATTTGCGAATGTTGTCTTTGAGGGTGCGGACCGTTTCAGCCGCACGTTCCCCGGAGTCTTTCGATTGGCCTGGCTTGACCAACTTAGGCGCGATGCGAAGTTGTTTTTCAACCACTGCCGCCTTGCCTTTGCCTTGATCGAATAGCCACGCCTTGCGAAGCATCGACACGACATCAGCACGCGCCAGGCTGTTGACCTCTTTCTCGCTAACGCCTTGGCTGATGAGCCACTTACTCAGTTCCGCTTTCTCTGTTGCAGCGACTTTTTCATCCGCCCATTCAGGAATCAGGGTAGGAAGTCGCGCCGCTTCAGCAGCCAACATCTGTCTGGTTCGTTGCTCTTGTGCCTGCCGAGCCTGTTCCGCCTGTTGTTGCGCCGCCTCGTTAAGCTGATTGATCCGTCCTTGACGGACTTGATACTCAGCCTGTTTGGCGACGTACTCAGCCGGGTCATTTCTAGCAAGCCCCTGCCAGTCAATCTCTCCGAGTTCGCGCATAAGTTCCTGATTTGCAATGCTGGCGAGATGCGCCAACTTTTGCGCCTCGGATTGCGCGTATGCCTCAAACTGCGACACCCGTTCTTGCAAGGATTTAGCTTGTTCAGCCGCTTCCCTTGCCTTCGCGTCTACATGCCCCTGCAATTGGTAGGACTTGACCAAATCCTTGAACTTGGCAGCGCCTTCCTTCCCGTCAATCTTGGTCTTGACCTTCAAAGAACCATCGTCATCAACATCCAACGACTCTTCTTCAACGCCAAGGTATTTCGCCAGGTCGGAAAGGCTTAGCTGCGGCTCATCGGAACTCGGTTGCTCATCGCTTGCCGGTTGTTCTTCCGCTGCTTCGGGTGCAGATTCAGGAACCGGATCGGGTTCCTTGGGGGGTACTTCGGGGGCCGGATTTTGACCAGTGAGAAGGCTCTCAATCCGGTCAGTGATACTTGCGCCGCTATCAGCGGTAGGGTTCTCAACTGTCATGTTGTGTTTTCCGTCTGTCCTTAGCGGTGCCTGTCGCTAAAGTTGGCGTGTCTCACGACAGAGGCCGAATCCCTTACAGGAGGGCTTGTTACCTTTGGAAGACGCTAAATCTGCGCTTCTTCTCAATCTCCGATAGCTGAACCTCGGCAATCATCCCGGTTTCAACCAGGCGCTCAATTTCGCGCCTGATGCCCATCAGGATTTGCTTGCTGAGAATGATCCGCTGTGCAACCTCTTTGTTGTCAGGATCGCAGGTCAATGCCTTCTGGTCGATGTACTCTCCGACCTTGGAAAACGCATCCTTCAGCAGCTTGTTATTCAGAAGTTGCTTTGCGTCTTCCCCGGTGATTCGATCTTGCTCAAGTGTCATCAGGCCACCATTAATAGAATTTCAACGTCGTCTTCATCCATCTGCCGCCTAAACTCAAGCTCGGCGCGGATGGCGTTGTTTGCGCTATCGATCAACAACCGAACCCAAGAGTCATCGACCTTTGTTACCAACTCAGGGATGCGCTCCTGCTTCTGCTTCTTGACCTTCTTTGAGGATTTGACGGGCCGCGTTAGAACCTGTGTAACAACCTCTTCAGCCTTGTCATCAACCCACTGCGGAAGCTCACTTTCCGGTACTAAGTAGCGATTCCCGTCGAGCGTGATGAGAATTCGCCGCTCCTGCTTGCGCTTCCCAGGAACAACCCCGCCAACCACAGCTTTAGGGGTAAATGTTGCTGCTCCATATAGCTGCGCACCCTGACCAACCAGCGCCCCGGTCGCAGAATGCACTCCAGGAAACGTATGCTCGGCAACACCGCTAACAATCGCCCCGGCCCCCACCAGAGAGCCGGATGACGTAAAGGCACGATATCGGAGAGATACCCCGGTAATCGTTGCCCCCTGTCCAACAAGTATGCCGCTTGTAGCATGAAGCGTCTTATGCGCCGCAGTACCGGACAGAATAGAACTCTGACCGCTCAGCGCGCCACTGGTGGCATGCTGTCGATATCTCAGGGACACCCCCGAGATAATCGAACCCTGGCCCGTTAGCGCACCAGTTGCAGCGTGTTCAGCGGGGGCCGAATGAACCGCCGTTCCGCTGATCGTTGAACCTTGTCCTGCAAGTGTTCCGCTCGTCGGATGCTGCCTGTATCGAAGCGCAGACCCCGCAATCAGCGAACCTTGACCAGAAAGCGCCCCACTACTGGTATGCACTCGATACCGCAGTGCCGTGCCACTGATTACAGCCCCTTGGCCAGTTAGATCGCCTGTAGTGTCATGACTAGCCGCCGTCGAGTGTGTCGCTGCGCCGGCAATAACCGAGCCCTGGCCAAGCAACTCCCCGCTAGTCGTGTGGGTAATGTACCTCAGTGCACTACCAGAAATCGATGCCCCTTGACCAGCAAGCGAACCAGATGCGGCATGCAGCGTGTAATGAACAGCGGTTCCAACTATCGATGACCCCTGCCCAACTAGCACGCCAGATGTCGCATGCAATGTGTTGTGCACTGCCGAGCCTGATACCGACGCGCCTTGCCCAGTCAATACGCCAGATGTCGCGTGCGAACTCCCGCCTGCGGCAGCCGGAATCGTGAACTTCGCGTGCGTGACTCGGCCGAACTCGGTCGGCGGGACTTCCCGCAGCCGGACCACCACCCCGCCGGCCGAAACTGCTGCGCTGGCGGTATAGGCCCATGTCGTCGCCGCGCTGCCGCCGCCAGTTGTTACAGCCGCGAAGGTGTCGACCACATGCCGGTGGTCGTTGCCGGTGGTGACGGCAGTGCTGGCGCGGTTCGTCCGCGTGCCGAAGGTCGTTCCGGAAGCGGTCAAGGATTGGGCTGACTGCGTTGCTGAATCGACGCGCTGGCCAACAGTCACGCAAGCGCAGTCGCCGACCGCCCAATTGATCGCGGCCGTCGTCATACTGACCCCAGTGCCGCTGGTGCTGTCGTTCGCGCCCTGACCGACAACATCCCAATCGTAGCCACGATGCGCTGGCGTCCAGCGCACCATCACGCCGCGCACGGTGTTGCCGTTGGTGGTCGCGACCGTGACCGCGCCCTCTGATGCGCCCGCGACCTTGCCGAAGACCGTGGCCCGACGCGGGCCTGTATCAAGGCCGAACGTTCCGTCCGTGCTGGCTCCGGTGGCCAGTAGCGTCCAGCCGGACGGGGTGCCCGGCGTCTCGCTATTGGTCGCGCCGCTGGTGACATGGAGGGTTAGATAATCCCCCTCCGTAATGCCAGTCACCGCGCCGACGTTGATCGACGTGCTGCCATTGACGCCCGTGCCAATCGCCCCGAAGCTGACCGATGGTGTCGGCGGCGTCGTCGCATCCGCGATCTCGAACTGCCAGTCGAGGTCCGCGTAGTCCGTAATTCCGGAGGGACTGAACGTGTATTCGGTGACTGTGCTGGTCAGAGGATCGACCGTGACCGTGCCGCGACTGGTGCTCGCGGCCTCGATCAGGGTGGCGATCAGCTTCTTCGCAGGAGAACCACTAGCCCGGAAGGCGAAGGTCTGTGTACCTTCGACCGGCGTACTAAGTGTGCCAAGCCCGCCCCGACATGTGCTGTTGCTGGTCGTGCTGATGTAGTCTGCATCTGACGGCGTAGTCTCGTCGATGCAGGCGTAGAGATCGGCTCCGGTGCTCGGCGTCCAGGCGCCATCAGTGCCATCCGCGTTCGGGTAGGCAACTTGCGGCGGCGGACCTCCGGCAAGAACCTCGACCATGTAGATGCCGGAGGACGGCTCGATGGATCCTGTCGACGCCCATGTGACCGAATGCGAGCCGGTGCCGGAGCCGATCCGGTACGCGTGCGAACCGGAGTTGTAGCCGTTGGAGTTCTCCCACTCCTCCAATTGCGTCCAGTTGGCATCGACCGTGTAGTTGTATGTGCCGCCCGTGAAGTCTGCCGCCAGCCAGAACGAAGCGAGGCCGGCGCCGTCTTGCGTCGGCGTGATGCTGGCCGTGAAAGCGGTGTTGTTGGTGAAGCTGATCGTCGGCGTGCCGCCGTCGGTATCCGACCACACCTGAACCTGCAAGGCCGCTTCGTTGGTTTCGTAGCCGGCTGCCTTGTCTAGACTCCAAGTGTGGCCGGTCCCGACGCTGGCGTTCGCGCAGTAGTAGAACGCGCAGCCCCCGCCGCCACCCGCATAAGTGGTTAGGTTGTACCGGGTATAGGTATTGCCCTTGTTGTCGGTCAGCCCGCCTGAGCCGAGTGTTCCCGTACTCTGCAATCCGACCGCGACTAGAATCGTCTTGGTGCCCGTCGCCGTCGAGGTATCGACGGCAGCGGTCGTCATCGGGTCGGTGCCTGACCCGAGCAGATCGACCTTCAGCGTGTGGTGAGTGCAGCTAAGGGTCATCTCAGACGCTCACAAACAACCAAACGCGCCCGTGGTAAAGCCCGGCTGTCGTCGTGGGAGAACTGGTAATCGCACCAGCAATGACCGAGGCGACAAATGAAGGCATAGACTACCTCATCACGACACACACACCACTGGGCGAGTTCCAGGGGCAGATGATGGCCTAATAAGCCGCATTACGCGCTAAGCGCGGTATATGTCAGGCTTGAACAAGATACGGTATCACCAGCCGCAACCGTCAGGCCCCCCGACATATTGATGTCAGAAGCAGACGCAGCTACAGCGCAGTGAATGACCACCGTGCCCCCGGAAGTCTCAAGCGTGGCAGTAGCTACAGCAGAGGCGTTACCAGTCGCGTTCGTGTCAGAGGTAATCGCGTTAGCGGTCGCCGTGCCGGTCGATGAAGCGCCGAAGGCGGTAGCAGAGAGCGGAAGCGTAGCTACCGCAGTACCGGGAGCGCCTACGGTTCCAGACAACCGAAACTTGAGGTTGCCAGACGCGCCAATCAGTGCGGTTACAGCATCAGTTGCAGCATTACGCGCCGCTGTCGAGTGAGTTACTGCCATCTTGTGTCTCCTGTTGTTGCTCTTGGACCGGGGTTCCGATCATTTCGTAGGTTTCTTCTTGTCCCGTTGCCGCGCGTTTTATGGTAATGGTGAAGCGCAGTTCAGCGGGCGGGCCTTGCAGGTCGCTCATTACTGAACTCCGATAGCGCGGCCATCCTGACCGCGAACGATTGTTTTAGGACGGGAAAGGGCATCAACAATTGCCCCAAGCACTTGCTGCTGGTTTTGCTCTGATCGCTGAATGATGGTTTCCAGAGACTTGGCAAAATCACCGTTCGGGTCGTTATTCACGCTCACAGCAGCAGGGGGAGGCTGGTTGGCTGCTTTGACTTGCTCAATTTCTAGCTTTGCGGCAGCGTCAATCCTGGCCTTCTCTAGAGCCACTTGTGCATCAAGCTCAGCCTTCCATCGCTCTAGTTCTGCCTGCGCTTGAATCTTGGCCTGCTCGATAGCGACATCGTTCTGGCTGCGCAGTTGCTCTTGCTTCATGTTGAACTCGGCCTTTTGGCGATCAAGTTCAGCCTGCATCTGCATGTTCTGGTGTTCAACGACAGTCTCAGCTTGGAACTTCTGAGCATCCGCCTGCAATTCCATCTGCTTAACCTGCACTATGGGGTCTGGTGGGCGCGGCATCTGTTGCGCTTGCTGGAACTCTGGCGACTCGGGCGACATGGCGTATTTTTCCGGCATATCGAATCCCATCGCCCTAGCCATGTCAGCAAAGATCGAATACGCCTGCATCGGACCGACAAGGCCAAGCGGCATCAGCCGGTCTTGCATCTGCGTCAGCATCAGCAGCTTCTGGCGCTTCTCTTCTTCGTTGCCAGTACCAATACCAACCTTCAGCACGATATCGGTACGACGCCGCCATTCCTGCGGATTAACCTGCACGAACTTCCCGCGCAGCCGAGTTACCATCGGCTTATCTTGGTGCTTGATGAGCAGCGCATGGACGGCAAGCATGGTCGGACGAACAAGCGTCTCGGCCAGCATGCGGGTAATCATCTCGATCTTCTGGCTGGCGCGGTTCAAGTTCTCCATGAACGCGCCCTTAGTGCTTTGCTTCAGCACATCAGGATCAAGCCCCGTAGTAGCCCGATTAATGCCAGTGCGCCCCTCTTTGGTCGCGTCGATATAATCAATCGCCGGCATAATCTGCTGCATGATCGGCGTAGCGATGACCGGCTCAACAGCGCCAGCAACAGGCTCCATGCCCTTGATGCGCTTGATTCCACCTGGCAGCGACTGCATGAAGTCGGGGAGATTTACCCGCTCATTGACCAGCCATTGGTTGTTGTTCGTGGCGTAGATGTTGTCCAGCATCTGCCGAACAAGCGTGGTCTTGATCTCCTGAAGGTCGGAGATATCATCGTCCAGAGACTCGCCAATATGGCGATGAGGAATACGCTTAGGAACGCCACCAGAGATAGGCAGCGCGTCTATTTCCTCGTTCCATTCTTCGCCAGGAGGAATCTGATTAGCGACAGTGACAACCTTGCGAAGCTCGGCGATCCCGTCGCCATCCCAATCTACGCGAATGTAGGCTTCGCAGTACTCAACCTCATCCATCGATTTGTCGATGAACGCCAGTCCGCCCGCGTTAGACTCGTCTGTAACGGAATCCCGCGACAGCTTTTCAGTGTTGTTGTCTTGGTCAGAGAACGCCGGCAGACGATCCACAAACGAACGCGGCATTCCCATTTCAAGCAGATCGGTCCGCGTCTTGCGAGTGACATGCTCAACAAACGGGGAGGTACTCAGCGGGCCAGTGCAACGCTTGGAGACGCGGATTTCCTCGGGAGGAACAGGAACGCACTTGACCTTGCCCTCTTTGCGAGTCACGCGCAGCTTTACGTCAAACACCTCGATTTGCTGCGGACCAATCGGAGTTTCAATCTGCTCGGATCGGCTATCTTGCCCCTCAACCGTAACAGTTGCCCCCTCGCCTTCAAGATCACTGAACAGCTTAGCAACCTCATCCAGTGTTAGGCCGGTGTATTGCGTGGCCTCGGCGCTTTCTGTCTCTTCCCAAAAGTGCTTGATGTAGCCATTCTTCAGCAGGAGTGCGTCTTTAATGGCGTCGTGCAGCACCATAAAGCCGTTGTTATCCTGCATGAACACTTTATTCGTAACATCGGACTCTTGCTGCGCCAGGGCCTCGTCTTCGGGGCCAATCGGCTCAAATTCAGCAATGTTCCCGGACTGCACAAAGACCTTCAGGATGGCGGGCATAGCCCAATCCACAGCCTCTGACAAGTCCTTGGAGACTACATGCGAGCGCCCCTCTACCTCGTTGCCATAGGGCCGACCGTGATAGTGGTCAAGCGCCTTAGACCGCTCATTGGACAGGCCGCCGTCTTCATAGCCGAGTGCATCCCGACGATGCGAGCCGATGATGGCGATGAGGTCTGCGTCTCTCACAGCTCAACGCCATCCATAGAGAGACCTTGCGCAGCCAATCCACGCTCAACACGAGCAAGACGCTCAACGCGCGGGAGGTCGGGAGATTGACCAGACCAAATGCGGCTAGCAAGTTCCTGGGCGTGGCTATCCACTTCCTTTGCTTTTGGCGGTCGGCCTCGCCTCACACTACGTATTTCGTGTTGATTGCTAGTGGTTTCGTCCATGAGTCGTCCATAACGCCAGTTTCGGCAAAGGTAAGCAGCCAGGCATCAGCCCTATTGGGTGACGCAATGCCGCGCTTCTTCATTTCGTCTTTACCTTCTACCTTTATCTTCCCGGTAGAAAGAACGCTGTATTTGGCGGTCGTTAGCTCGGCTATTAGTGCGTCATCATCAGCCAGCCTACAATCCATTCCGGCAAGCCATTCGCGACCTTTAAACCAGAGTTCATCTCGCAACCTGGAGTAGCGATCTGACACGCTTGCAGATTCGGCAACATTGATTCCGCGAACCGGAAGGCCCAACTCTTTTAGCCTATCCACCACACCAGCACCAATTCCGATCACATCAACATTAATAGCCGCAGGCTTAACGGGGGCGCTGTCGTATTCCAGCTTTATCAGCCCTGCGGTTTGCATGGTGTCTTTGCCAAACCACTCGCGCGTAGGCTCAACCTGGATGTTGCCTTTACGCTTAGCTAGGGCTGTGGAGTCATCACCAAACCGCGCGACATCTAGCCCCCATATCTCATGAGCTTTGATGCCGGAAACATCCCGAGCCTTTGCTGACTCGCACAGATGCAACGGGATAACACCGTCTGATGAGGAAGCAAAATTCCCCTTAACGCGGACTTGATAGATGGGGCTATCTACTCCGTACTTCTTCCGCATGTCCTCTATGTAGGCTTTGCTGACCATGGGACTTTCTTCGCCATCCCAATGCAACGCCGCCCACCTTTCGCGCATCTTGTGGTGTGAGGCGTGAAAGTAGCCGTCCTCCCTTGTGGGGTTCGCGGCCATGATGACGAATGCGCCCTCAGTGGATAGCGCGCCCTCGGCAACCTGGAATACAACTTCAGGAACGCCGGAAGCCTCATCAATCAAGAACAATATGTTCTCGCTATGGAAGCCCTGTAATGCCTCCGGGTTCTCGGGTCTAGCGGTTCGCGCCACCGCAAACGATTCGTTCGGGCCTTCCAAAAGTTGAAAGCGCTCGCTAGTCCATCCAAACGCCTCGCCTAATTGCGGTATTCGCTCTTTAAGTTTCCTATGCCACTTGGCGATTTCCGCCCACAACACATCATTAAGCTGGTGTGCCGTAGGCGCTGTGCATGGAATCTTGCATGGGAAGTAGCAGGAGATGAACCACAGCACAGACCAAGCCATGAAAGCAGACTTCCCGGTTCCATGCCCTGACCGGATAGAAACCCTGCGACGACCAACAATGGCCCTCGATGCTTCCCACTGCTGTTCTGTGGGTGATGCTCCAAGCGCTTCTTTTGCAAATAGAGCCGGACCACCCTTTCTCCATCGCTTAACCGCCTCGCTCAGAGCGTCAGCATCAGTCTTTGATAGCACTTAGGATTTGCGCAAGAGAGTGCTTATGTTCAACCTCTCCACTATGCTCAATGGCTGATAAATCGGGAACGCGCTTCTTCAACAGGCCAAGGGCAGCAGTAACTTGCGATGAGGACATTTCTTTTTCGCCAAACACATGATTCTCTAGGGAATCTATAAGTCTGTCGGCCTTAATTCTTTCTCGAATCCTCTCAACTGCCGCAGGGTTTAATACCTTGCGGTGCATTCCTGGTTTTCCTGCCATTTCTCATTCCTCGCGCCCTTGTGGGTAGGTTGGATTAGGTTGATTTGCCTGCTGCTGGTTGATCTATCGCCACGAATGGGGCGTCTAGCTGTCGTTCGGTCTGCTGCTCTCCGCAGCATTTCGGGGTGTTGTCCCGGTCTTCGATTGAGCGTTTTTCTACCCACTCAACCCCACAGACAGAACATTTGAAGGTGTAGTAAGGCATGGCTTACTTCTTGGGCTTTGGCGGTTTCTTCTTGCAGGCCATTTACGCCTCCGTATGGATCATGCCTTCAGTGGTCAATGATCCGGCCTCTTGCTTTTCCTCAAGAGCCTCTGTCTCTGGAAGGTCGAGCATTTCAAAGACACTTAGCCCGCGGCTTCGGATTACTGAGTGAGGGCATTGCAGGTCTATTGTTATTTCGTACTCTTCCATGCTGCTATTCAGTTGTTTGGCATGGAGGCGGGTTCTCATCAAACCGCACCGCTTTGATTGTTTCGTGTCCATTCAGGATGGCCTTCATAATCCTGTGGCGGCCATCCATAACCTCGCCATCTTCATCAAGGATGATCGGGTATTGCAAATCAGCCTCTAGCACTGCCTTCATGTGCCCAACCAACTCACGCAAAGAAATGTCGTACTTGGCCCAAACACTTAAATGGTTCAATGGAACTTCCATAACAGGCAGGTCTTTGGAAAGCTCAATCAAGCGAGACACGTACCACTTGTGCCTGCCGATATGCGCCATTTGCTCGCTAGGCTTAACGAATTCCTTGATTTTCATGGGCTAGAAATGAAAAAACCCGCCGAAGCGGGTTGGGCACGGTGTTACCCATGCGCGTGTGGAGGGTGGCAGTGCGCCGGGGAATCGAACCCCGCTGATTCTCTTGCGTGACAGGCAAGCGACCACGCCAAGCAGTCCCGCGCACCAAACTTCATGGAGCGACCCTAGGGAGTCGAACCCTATCTGCCAGCTTGGAAGGCTGTTACTCTCCTCCGAGTAGGCCGCGATATTGGTGCCGGTTACTCTAATCCGGCGTCAGCTTTGGTTATCTGACAGCGAGTTCTGGCGTTCCCCAGTAGGGGCATAACTCGGTTGGCGTGCAAGTAATGGGTGCGCCAGAGCTGATCCTGGCTTTGGCGTTAACCGTCGCATCGTGCAACGCTCCCCGGACACGCCCCCGGACGTTTTGGCAACCAAGGCCCACTGCAACGGGCGTACAGCCTACGCATTGCACCCATACGGCTGGCGACTCTTGGCCAGATAACTGCGCCTCAACACACAGTGAATCGCCATGCGTATAGATGCTACAGACGAGCGCGGGCCTCTTCAGCCCGCCCTATTGTTTTTCGCTCGACACAAGCGATCTATCAGCGTACAGGATACCTTATACACTATTTATCGTTCAATGTCAAGGATTGATACACGGATGGGCTGTTTTGTGGTATGTCACCCCAACCTCACCCTAGCCGCATGCTCTGTGTTCCCGTCATGGCCCCTCGCCATCGATAGCACGATCTCATACTTCTTCGCCCACTTATGCCAAGTCTCGACGTGGAACCCCGAGGTATTGGCCCTATCCTTATCTGACCACCGATGCACCCCTACCCCTCCGCATGTCGGGCAAGTTACCCGTATTCCGCCGATGATCTGCTCAGACGCTCCCCAACAGTCCCGGCACTGCCACTGCATTAGCTCAAATATCGCCGTGGTTGAAAGTAACTGAGCGGGTGACATGGAGAGCTTGAGTCTCTTCCTAACTCTTGCGCTAAGGGCCAGGATCGCCCGTTTCAGGGCCTTTGCGTCGTAGTCCTTCGCCCGGAGTAGGTCAGCCCCAAGTGACGAAGCACCAGAGAGCGCAGCAACGAACTCAACATCGCGGATTGATGAGTCTTTGGATTGGAGGTCGGAGGAAACAACGCATTCAGCCAAGTGTTCGCTAAAACCCATCAGTCTCGTTCCTTGTAGTCTTGACACTTGCTGAACCTTACCCCCGCTTGGTAATCGTGCTTCATGCAGATTCGACAGCCCCATAGCCAAGAGAGATACCGGCATCCTTTACATGGTTCGTTCATTTGTTCTCCTTGGTTGAGTGTTTTTGTCGGCGTGTCGTATAAATCTAGTTCGGCGTCACTTCCCAATCGGTGCAGTCGTCAATGTCGATGCGTAGGTCGTAACCGTTCTCGCGCTCAAAATGTTTCGTCAGCCATACGTCTCCCATTCGGCTGCAACCGATGCAGCGGTAACGCTTGCCGTCCTTGTAGGTGCAAAACAGCTTTCGCGCTGCCAGCCACTTGTAGTCCTTGTCAATCGCCGGCCTGCGGAAATGCTCAAGCCATTCCTTTACGTCAGCCGGGCCGGTTGTCGGGTCATCCAGCCAGTCGTCAATGTGTTTCACCGCTTGTCCTCCGTTTCCAGTGCCGCCGAACCCGTCGTTCGTGTGGGACGTGCCGCAAGCGGCCCGCCCCACAACTCAGTCGTTATGCGCCATCATCGCCAGGCGCAGCAGTTCGTCCCGAAATTCCAAAGGCGTAGCGTTCGCCTCTCGCTTGCCGAGGGTCGGCTTGTTTGCCGCCTTCCCTCGTTGGTCGTGAAACCCAATCTGGTGCGTCCCTTCCGGCCTCGCCCACCGCAGTTCAAATGGCGGGTTCGTGCCGTGGTAGTAAAGCCATGTCGCCTTGTTCGCCCGGTGGCCGTAGGCGCTCTGCCAAACCTCGCACACCCACCCACCATCAATGGTTCGCTGCCAGCCAATTCCGGTCGGTTGCGCCAGTCCGTGCGCGGCCCATGCCTTCGTCTTTGCTGGGTGCTCCAGCACCCCACCAAACCGCCGCACGCTTTCAAGCGCCGAAGAGAAGCAACCACCATCATTCCCAGGCCGGTTGTGCTCGCCGCCCCATCGGGCATAGTTCACGTTCGCCATCGCGCCCCACAATTGGCAGGGCGGGTGCGCAACAACCGGCAGCGGTCCCGCGTAGCGCCTCGCGTCTCGATGCTCCGGCCACGCATCAACGCCGGGCAGTCCCGCATAGCATCCGTCCGGCTGCACGAACAGCGCAGCCAGGCGCATAACTACACGGTCAACACGGACGCCTGACGGCATCGCTGCGCTCGCCGTCATGCGCCGGTTACCTCGCAGTTAAACCTCTCACATCCTCCGCACATCTCTTCCGTCTTCTGATCGAACCTGCATTCACGTGACATGTGATCCTCTATCCATACAGCCTTCCTAACCACAATCGGGCCTAGCTCGACATCCATCACTACTTCTGTGCCGTTCTGCGCCCAATAGCCGTCTAGGGTAGGCTTGTTTTTGTTGCCGCAGATCATGCAAGTGCTTTCAACGCTTGCGTGTAGTAAGCAATAGCTTCTTCGACCACCGCCCGCTTCTCTGAGGGCTTCATTACCTTCCTTGCTTCTCGCTTGAGTTCGTCAATCTTTTCCCTTCCGTACATATCGATCATGTACAGGGTATAACCGATCAAGTGCCCATCATTGAACGAGTTACAACCTCTACACTCGGGATGCACATTTTCTTCAACGTACCGGATAGCCGCCCCGCGAGACTTGGGAACAAAGTGCCCGCAATCAACATCCTTCCAGTGAAACGTTCGGCCACAGGAAACGCACTTAACCAAGCCATCTGCATCTGCGTACTTCATGCGGATGTAAATGGACATGATCTTGTCTGCTTTTGCTTGGAGGGCTGGAAGCGATGGCCCCTTCATTCCGCCTCCCACAATCCACACTCAACTGCCCAGGCTTCGACTTGATCCATATACTCGCTCATCGTCATCTTCCCCGGCCCGGCCTTCCTGCTGACCGATCCACGAACACTCTTCACCCCCATCGGCGTCTTTACCTCTTTGCGCGGCAGGTAGAGGTCAGCAAGGTATTCATGCAGGCCAGAAGGCTTCACCCCTTGCGCGATCATCTTCGGGTGCTTGCAGTAGCCTTGGAGCATTGCCCAATATCTGTCACGTTGAGGGTCACTAAGTTTCTCTGGCGCTCCGCAGGTTGGGCAGCGATTCACAGAACCTCCAGCATGTCCTGCTCAATCTGTCCTACCGTCACACCGATGGCATACACGCCAACAACATCACCAGCGACCGGAAAATCAACAGGCGTGATTTTGAATTTCCGGTTGAAGTGGCTGATCTTGATCGGGCCACCCAGGATCATCCGCATCGCTTTGTCTGCAATCTCATAACCATTGGCAATAGGAGGGAAGTAACCTTCCGTGAATCCATCCTCATCCAATCGGAAGCGGACTTCAGGATGGGCGCAGCGGTCTTGTAGGCACATTTCTACCTTGTAATCGACCGTGCAATCTGTGCATGGCTGGCAGCGTGTTGCGCTGATATGGCGCGCATCTTTCCAGAGGTCGTATTCAGCTTGGGAGTTGAAGCAGGCTGGGTAGTTATTCATTTCTTCACTCCGCGCCAGTAGTCGTCAGGCATATAGCCAGGACGCGCTTCTCCGACTGCCTTAGCTTTACAGTCATTCCATTTTCGCCACCTTCCACCATTGAAACTACAAAGCTCAGGATGATCGAAACCAGAACTAAGAACAACCTCATACAACCCCGGCCTAACCGGTTTTACAGAGCAAGGAAACCATTCAGTCTTTTTCATGTTCGATCCAATCAAAGCAGTCGTCCAAATCTTCCTTAAACGCCAGCGGCCCCGGCGTCCCGTCTTTCCAAACTACGTACATCGTGTTTCCGTCGACGTATGACATTGATATTCGCCACGGCGGGTTTTGTATCGCGTACTTGTCGATTCGTTTCCATTGGCTCCGGTTCTTCGACTTCGCCGCAGAGTCTTTCGCAGGGTTCATCTACTTGCATCTCCGAGTGGTAGTGAGCGCAACGAATGCGGGAAAGGCACCAGCCGCCCATGCAGGGGATCACTTGAACATCTCCCGAATCTTCGCAATCCTCTCCTTACCCTTCTGCCGATCCTCTTCACTCAACCGCCACGGAAGGGCCTTGAAAGTGGGGGGCGGGCAACGGCTAGCAATCGCGCAGAACTCTTCGACAGTCGGAGGATTGTTCGGAAGATGGCGCAGGGCATAACCAATCGACTCGCGGCGCATGTGCATCAGCTTGCGGCCCCAATACGCCTTCGCCTTGTCTGCATTGATCCCGTTCCAGTGCGCGGACATCCTGGAAGCTCCGTAGTGAATCGAGAGTTGTTCAAACACGAGTTCCGCTGCCCTCAACCACGACTCCGGAACTCCCTTCTGGTACGGCTGGCTGTCGTTGTCCTGTGAAGGCTGCGATAGTGTCGGCAGCAGTGTTCCGATGGTTTGCATGCGGACTCCTTTGCGGGATTTCCCAAGAGGTCAGGTAATGCTTGTCCGGGCCGAAGAATGTTGCCGGCTGCTTGATGTAGGCGTTCTCGGTTTGCATGGCACGACAGTAGGCCGCGTAACGAATGACTCCAGCCAACATCGCATCCGGGTCTTCGCCATCACTGACCCTTGCGTTCCATGCTTTTAGAGAACCACGCTTGTTTGTGTCGCCCTTACGCGGGTACTCTGTCCATGCTTGCTCAAACTGCGGGGATGCCTTTTTCCCCGCTGATTGGATTGGATTCGGATTGGATTCGGATTGGATTGGATTGGATTGGATTACGGGTGCATCTGATATCAATTGATTGCAAGTGCTATCAGATTCACTTGGCATGGGGTATTTCGCCCGCTTCGCCCTGATCTGCTGGTGCTTTTCCCAATTTGCTATGTGCAGGTACGGTTTCCCGGCCACCATGTAGGTTGAAATCAACCCAACCTGCTGCAAAACATCCAAGTTCAATTGAATTCGCTTGATATCAATTGATTTCAATGGATAGCACCGTGCTTTCAGTATTGCGGGCCGCGCATCCATGAGACCAAAGTCGTCGCATACGACCATCAAGCGATAGAAGAAAACCTCTTGCTCTGGTGAGAGGGCTTCGACCTCTTCGCTAGTGCAGATGGTTTCCTTGAGGATTCGATTAGGCATTCTTGTTATTCCTAATCATCGTCCAGCAAATTCCGCAGAAGTATTTGATTGCTTCGTGTCTTGTCTTGATGCGAGAGCATGCCTTGTGCATTGCACTCTCAACCTCATCTCTAAGCAGCTTCTGAAGGAACAACCTCACTGAGTCTCTGAAATTTTCAGAAAAGACAAATCCGTTGAAGTATTCCCTGAAGACATCCTCAACGCGATCAATGTCGGCATCTTCCTTGCGCTTAATTGTCTTTAAAAGACGTTCGTATGCTTTGATTTGCTCGTGCTTCTCGCGTAGTTGCTCCGCCCTTTCTTCAAGGCTCTGGGGGATCGCTGATAGAAGCCCGGACGACTTACCCCTGTTGCAATCAAAGCAAGCAGTAATGAGATTATCTATTTCGTCTGTGCCGCCCTTTGATACTGGATGTATGTGATCTACCTCTAAGACCACAGCGGGCGGCTTACTCCCGCAGTATTGGCAGGTGAAGGCATCGCGCTTAAAAACATTGAAGCGGACTTTTTTGCCGAGCTTTGCACGTTGAGCCACTACGCAGCCTTCCTGCTGATGACCTCTTCCATGATCGTCAATCCCCTCTGGCGCATTTCCCATTGGGTGATTGCACGGTTTCCGCAGAGGGATTCAAATGCCTGGATTCGATCTGCTGGCAGATTCCTCTTGCTTTCGTCGTCGGAGAGGTAATCCGAGACATGTGACGGGTACAGCCCGCACAGTTCAGCGGCAGTCCGTTGCGTCATCCCTTGAATGCGACGATGAATCCAGCAGATACGGACAGCTTCCCGGTAGGACGAAACACTAGATATGGCCTTGTCGTCCAACCAGATCGGGGCGTTTGAGACTCCGAAGGCAAGTGGTATATCAAGAGAATTCATAGGATTCATCGTTGAGTTACCAGTTGAAGATGGCGCAAAATTTTTTGCATGGACTCACGCAACCAAATCCGGCCGAATAGACTTCAAATGCAGCAACCGAGCTTTTGGAATGCCCTTCTTGCGCCACTGCGATACCGCTCCGGTCGTAACCTCAAACAGCTTGGCTACCGCGCTAGTTCCGCCGAGAGCGTCAATGATTTTGTTAGCGTTCATACTGACTATCTTACTCCGCTAAGTGTTAAAAAGCAAGGCGCAGTAAGCAGATGAATGAATAGCATGGTAAGCATGGGAAAGCTATTCGACCGTCTGAAGGAAATCGCTCTTGAACAGGGAGCGGAAGACGCGCACGGCCTGAATAACAGAATTGCCGAGATGATCGGAAGAAGTTCGGGCCGCGTCGGTCAGATCAAGACCAGTACCGACCCAAACGAGAAATTGGGCGAAGACTCCTTGGCTAGATTAGTCCGTTTGGGCTATTCACCGGATTGGGTAAATCATGGCAAGCTACCCAAACGTCTTAAAGACATGCCCCCGGCATCCAAGATGACCGACGAACAAACCGAGTGGATGAATGCCTTTGACTGGCTCTTGCCAGAGGAAAAGGCCGCAGCTTTAGAGCGGGCGAAGAAGAATCAGCAGATCGCCATGACACTCGGGAAGGCCCCACCAAAAACAACCCCTCACAAGCGCACCGGGACACGATAGCCCAACCCCGAGTGCGCAAGACTAGGGCTAGAGCGCCTTTGACTAATGCTAAAGTCATATATTTATCGGAGGCAAGGAATGCGCATACTCGTATTGTTGCTTGCGGCGTCAATAACTGGCTGCTCAACCCAAGCAATGCAACGAAAAGAAGCTAGGGCAGCAACCAATGAAGACCTCTGTTATTCGGTATTCACACGGGCAAGCAATCGTGATGCTGCTGCAAGGGAGCTTCATTTACGCGGGCATCAATGTGATTGGAGGCTGTCGAGCGAGCAAGCCAGGATCGAAGATAGTAAGGATGCAAGACGCGCTGCTATAGGCTCACAGCTTCTACATCAAAGCCAGCCGCAAGTATTATCCTCACCGCCTCAGCCGCCCCGCATGGTGAATTGCCAAACTTACAGGGACGCTACAGGGCGAATACAAACCTTCTGCCAGTAACCAAATCATCCCGCTACCAGCGGGATTTTTTTGCCCGCATAACTTAGCGCGCGAATTTTCCACTTGACTTGTTCGCTTAGTCTGGTAAGATACGAACCATCGGATGAAGTTAAAGCCGATGCAGCAAAACCGAAGGGCACTGTCACAGATCGCAGGCGCAACGGGCTAGGCCACGCAGGACCGCAGCGATAGGTGAATCACCCGGTAGGTGCAGTAGCTAGATGAAAGGCGGCTTGTTCTCGCTAAAAGCCATACCGGGCGAGTGGAGCCGGTGAGCCGCCCTCCATCTAGCTACTGCGGAAGTCAGTAGTCCAGTTGAGAAAGTGGAGTGTTGATTCAACCGTGCCGGCCCGGATGACCGGCGAGGATGCCTTGAGCAGCGGCGCTAGTAGCTGCTTGGATTGACCCCCAAGGGTCGGGAAGGCTGGAAGAAGCCGCTTCCCGGCGAGGCACCACCGGGACGAACAAGGAGACATCATGGGATTCAGCGACGGAATATCAATGCCTATTGACTTGGAACGCAGGATGTTCATGACTGACCAGCAGGAGCGCGAAGCCGAGCAGGAAATCAAGCGCCAGGTCACGGAACTGTTTGACGTATCCAACCGGCTTGAGTTGATCGATGTCATTAGCAACGCGATGTGCGCCGAATACGGCACCGAGCCTAACGCAATGATTCGGATTCTCTCGGAGTTCGGGACGGCCATGCGTGACTTGGATGCTTCTGGAATTACTCGGGCCTACCAGCGGATCAATGAATGGCTACTTGATGCCGCAGAAGGATGGATTCGATTCAAGGTGGAGGGCAAGTAATGGACTTCCTGTTAGTGGTATTCGTCTATACGGTCGTCATGTGCGCGGTCGCGTGGCTTGTTGGATCAGCGATCAGTTATGGAATGGGCGATGATGAGTGACTACGAAATTATGAAGTGGTTTCTCTTCGGCCTTCTGGCAGGTGTGGCGATAGCGTCGATTTTCTGGAAGGCATGGATTGATGATCATGTCTGATCGTGGCATCCAATATTGGCAGCAATTAGGACAGGAGCAGGAATATGAATGCACCCGAGAAAATCAGCGCATGGGAACAACTGGCAAGACCGCCAAAGGACGCACTCAAGGCGATCAAAGGTGGTCGATTGTCGGGGATGACAGATGTCAACCCGCAATGGCGCTACAAGGTTATGCACGACACCTTCGGGCCTTGCGGGATTGGCTGGAAATACGAAGTAACGCGCCTCTGGACTGAGCCTGGGCTTGACGGGCAGATGTTCGCCTTTGCAAGTGTTCTGGTTTATACCAAACAGGACGAAGGGTGGTCTGCGCCAATTCCAGGCATCGGCGGATCAATGCTGCTTGAAAAAGACAAAAACGGCATTCACCACAATGACGAGTCTTTCAAGATGGCAACCACGGATGCCCTATCGGTTGCGCTCAAAATGCTTGGCGTAGCTGCTGACATCTACATGGGACGATGGGATGGCACCAAGTACAAAGACACCGGGATTCAACAAGGGAATGGAGCCATCACCCCATCGCAATCGTGCGCAGATGACTTGACGGATGAAGAACGTGTAATCGTCTTTGATTCCGTCAAAGAAGCGGTAACAATCTACCGCGAAACAGGAGACATTCAACAAGTAGACCAGCACTTGCGATTCACTACAGGTCTGACAAACGACATGCTGGCAGCGGTCCCGTACTTCCTCGGGGCGGCAAAGACTGAGGACGGAAAGAAGCTTTCGACCGCCTGGACGAAATTCACCAAATCAAACGTAAAGGAATGAGCATGGCAAGCGTCAACAAAGTAATCCTCATCGGCAACCTCGGTGCGGACCCGGAGACACGCTACATGCCCAACGGCGACGCGGTGTGCAACATCCGCGTGGCGACCACCGAGAGCTGGAAAGACAAGCAGTCGGGCGAGAAGAAGGAAATCACCGAGTGGCATCGCGTGGTCTTCTACCGCAAGCTGGCCGAGATTGCCGGCCAGTACCTCAAGAAGGGCTCGCAGGTTTACCTCGAAGGCCGCATCCGTACGCGCAAGTGGACCGACAAGGAAGGCCAGGAGCGCTACACCACCGAGATCGAAGCCAACGAGATGCAGATGCTGGGCCGGCGTGAGGGCATGGGCGATGCCGGACCGCGCGAGAGCAGCGGCGGCGGCAGCCGGCCGGCTCCGTCGAAGCCGGCCGCACCGTCTTCGGGCGGCGGCTTCAACGACTTCGAGGACGACATTCCGTTCTAGTTTGAGGATGATAACGACCTAGATAACCGGCGCACGTAGGCGGCGCGCAGCGACGCCGAAGGGCGTCCGTGTTGATCGACGGGTTAGGCCCGGCACCCTTGAGACGGGCAGGAGAAATCGAAATGTACGAACAAGCACAGATGGCGAAATGCGAAAACAGGGCAGCAGGGCAACTGATTGGCGGGCGCGACCACAACCCGACCGTGGAAGAGAACATCGACGCCAAGATTTCCACGCTGCGCCAAGAGATTGAGCGTCTGGAAGAGAGCAAGAAGACGCTTGCGCCGCTGCTTGGGATGCGGATTCGTGACATTGCCGAGGCGATGCGGTTCTGAACATGGGGCGGCCCCGGTGCTTCGGCATTGGGGCCTAACGTCGAACATCACCGGCCCGCTTCAGCGGGTCCGGTGCATGGCCCTGTTGGGCATCAGGAGGGAGAATGAAGGCACGAACCATCAAACTGGCCTACGGCGAGCGGGTTGTCGCCGTAGTACCGGAACGCTGTAACGGCCCCGGCTGGAGCAATGCTCCGACATGGGTTTACATCGCCACCAACGACGGGCGGCTGCGGGAGGAGTGCGTCCAGCCAGGCGAGAGGACGCCTGAACTACAGGCGCTGTTCGCTGCTGGTGAGGCGATGTGCAACGCACTGGCAGCGGCTGTGCCGGTGAAAAAGACCAAAATGCCCAACGTGGAGTTCAGGGGCGCCTTAGAAGCGCCCGCCAAGACCAACGACGCTTAATCGGCGTCCCCTGCAACGTAAGGTTAGGGAACTGGCGGAGAACAAGAATGAGCATAGCATTAGAGATGCTGGCGTTTAACGTGCCGCTATCGCAGTGGAAGGCGTATGTACCGCGAGAGAACGGAGCGGGCTTCTTTAGCTCGAAGAACACCGACAAGGTGGCGCAGTCGATTTTTACCCAACTGAGCCACGAAAGCGCGGTCGAACTGGTAGCGAGGGAGTTTGATTCGTTTCCGCCCGATTTGCGCCTGCGGCTGCGCACGCTTTGCAATGCAGGGAACGGAAGCGGGAACGTGCGTAAGGGTGTGCAGCGGCTGGATCGTCTCATGGGCGGCAAGTTGCTGCGCGAGGAAACATTCGCCGAGCGGTTCCAACAAAAGACCCGCGACGGATGGAAATCGAGGGTCGTTAATCCGGCAGTGGCAGGGGCTACGCGGAAATACGGCATCGTGAAATGAAGTTCCCTAACGTAGAGCTAAGGGGCGCGACGCAGCTTTATCGCGGCGCGTCCCGCTTGAGCGACGGGTTGGCAGGCAAAACGTAACTACGGAGTGATGATGGCTGAAAAAGTGATAATCGGAAATGCTGAAGAAAGCTGTTTTGCACCTACAAGGACGGCAAGCGTTACCGCTGCATCGGTTGCAGCCGAATGGGAGACGTATGGCTGACGAAACATTTTGAGCGCGAGAACGGTTACGACCTACGCATCGACATTGACGACTGCACCGATTGGGAAGTGACGCCGAACGTGTAGGTGACCGGCCTCGCGCGGCCTTATCGCGCGAGGTCCAGCGACCGAAGGGAGCGATGTCGACCGTAGGGTTGGGCCTCTGGTGACTACGAAGAAAGGACAAGGACATGAAAGCAACGCTACAAGTTGAACTGCAACCGTTCCAGACGCCGAACTTTGTGCGGGCGGTTGGAAAGCCCGGGCTGAAGCAGGACGGGATGCAGGAACTCCCGTGCTACCCACTGAGCGACCTGGACTCGCTGACCCTGGACAAGCTGTGCCGAGACTTCCGGGATGAGGTGTTCCGCAAGGCCGGGAAGGAACAACCGCCTACGTGTGGATGCTGATGAGGCCCAACGTCCAAGTTCAGGGGCGCGCCGCCGGCTTTTCGGCGGAGCGTCCCCTGCAACGCAGTGTTGGGGGTCTCGGCTCATGACCGTGGCGGTTTTGTTTGCCCGCGCAGACAGCAACTACAAGGCGCTGCCTGACGTGGACGTGTATGACATGGAGCGTGATGCGCGCACCTACGACGGCCCTTGGCCTGTGGTAGCGCACCCGCCATGCCGTGGATGGGGGCGACTGCGAAGATTTGCAAAGGTGCGCGCTGACGAGCGCAACCTGGCCAGGCTGGCGGTGGCGCTGGTGCGCGAATTCGGCGGGGTGCTGGAGCACCCGGAAGGCTCGACTCTTTGGCCGGCGCAGGCCCTTCCACGCCCAGGCGAGCGCGATGCATTTGGAGGTTGGACGCTCGGAATTTCTCAGCATTGGTTTGGGCACCGAGCGGAGAAGTTGACGCTTCTCTACATCGTTGGCGCCGAGCCGGCGGACGTGCCGCCGATACCCATGCACCTGGGCGGAGCGACACACGTAATAGCGCAGCACAGGACGTTGCCAGATGGTCGGCGCTTGGTGAAGGGCATGGCCGGGTGGCGCCCGGAGGTGACGAAGTCGGAACGCGAGCACACGCCGCCGGCGCTCGCGCAATGGCTCGTAGAGCTGGCAGCAAAGTGTAAGACCCCCAACGCAAAAGTCAGCGGAGCCGGCACGGCGTCCGCTGGACTGCCGGGTTATGCCGGCGACAACAACGGAGAACGATGATGCGAATGATGTTCTGGATTGGCGCAAGAGCGACAGGAGACAGCCGGGTAACGCTGTTTCGATTTGAAAGCGGACGGTGGGAGCACCGAGAAGGGTGGAAGGTCTCACTCTCGCTACACCCGCGACTGTTCTACTGGCAACGGCAATACAAGCAGCTTCGCGCCACGTTGCTCGGCCTGAACATTCACTGGCGCGCAGCATGAGGCATAACGCTGGAGGTGAGCGACTGGCGCGGCTTTATGCGACAGGTCGCCTCGATTGAAGTGTTGGGCCTCAGCGCCCGGAGAGGACAGGATCATGAGTTTGCACGACGAGATTCGGAGCGCACAGATACGAGCTGGCGAGAACGCCGTGATTCGCAACCTGGAACGCCTTGGACTGGCTCCGGCAGCACCCACAACCGACGACGGCCAAATGTTCGTACTGGCGCTGGCAAACAAGGTATGCCAACACCTGCCGGAAGGGTGGCAATTAAACCTGTGCATGGAGCGAGGGGCGGCGTGGGTGCAACTGAGCAACCAGGACGGCGACGACGTGAGCCTGCCTGATGCGGCCGACAAGAGCCTGGAACAACAGGTGAACGATGCGCTGTGCGTGGCGCGCGGATGGTGAGGCCCAACGCACTAGCTCAGGGGCGACCGGAATGACGCGAAGCGGCATGGAGGGCGTCCCCCTGGAGCGACGGGTTCGGCGGCTACCGGCCAAGGTGGAGCGGCGCTGCCCCCGCTGTGGGACACACGCCTACCACTGGCTGATGGCCAACGGCTCGCCGGCCGCGCTGAAAACAACCCGGCTGGACACGGCAGCCTGCGCAAACTGCGGCCACCACTGGCCGTGCAGAGTGATGGAGAAAGACCTGTGAGAGACGACCCGAGAACGTGGGGAATGAACCCGGAGAGACTTCAATGGGAGGTCTTCCCGGTGGACAAGAAGGGCAAGCAGTGCGGCAGTTCGGTTTACGTCGCGGCGGAGAATCAAGAGCGGGCGCTGGCCTGCGGGAAATACTGGCGCCGGATGCTGAGCTTGAAGCCTGCGAAGAATGTCGCCGCACGGCGATATCACCCCGAGCGCGACCCCTACATGGTCGCTCGCGGCTTCGTGAAGCTGACGCCGAACGTTAAGTAGACCTACCGTGCAAGGTTGATCATGTACAGACTGACCAAAAAAGCAGCGCAGCGTCGTGAAGAACTGGCGGCGATTCGCCGGTCTCGTGACGTTGCTCGCATGGAAGAATCAGCGCCGGACTATCCAGCGCCGCTTCCCGACCTACGCCGTCGCTTGGTGGTCGAGTCATTCGACTTCGGCCACGAAACTCACGTCATGGAGTTTTTCAAGACTGACCGAATCGACTGCTTCCGCGTTGTTGTCGATGGAAGGGAATGGAAGCGGCGCATAGGATTCTCTCAGGCGCTGGCCGGACTGAGGAAGTCGATGCCGCGGGTTGGCGCGGCATGAGCAAACAACACCATAACATCAAGGATCGTACATGATTAAACAAGCAGACCTGCGCAAGTGGCTCGGAGTCTCACGCAAGACATTCCTAGCCTGGAGGAAAGCCGGAAAGATTCCCCCGCCTGATGTCCAGTTGAGTCTAAGGTGTGTTGGGTGGAAAGAAAGTACGCTTAGGGAGGCGGGGATTAATGTCTAGCGACCAAGTTGTGCGGCCTGCCGAAGGCAGGTCCGAACCAATGCCGGGTTAGCCGGCAGAAAGGTTGATATGGGCACCAAGATTTTCGGCGTAGTGCTGCGGTTGCAAGAGCCGGAGATAACCGCCAACTGCTACGGCAAGGGATGCGGGCGCGGGATATTTGCGGCGCTGTTTGACGATGACCTGGGAGCACTGGTTCCGTGCGCACAGGAAGAGTGCCCGCACCTGGACAAGCAGATGGACGATCCGCTGTGGAAAGACGGCGAAGGGCGCGACGTGTATCTGAGGCGGCTGAAGGCATTTACGCGAGGATGCAACGAATGAAGATGATGCAGCAGGAAGGAGCGTTTAATCCGATAGCGCTGGTACTCGAAAGCGAGGAAGACGCTTTAAGATTTTGGGCCATCGTCAACCAGTACATCTCGGTTGGTGGCGCGGCAAGTGAAGGGGCGTACCAGATGGCAGTTCGCATAAGCAACTGGTTCAGCAATGAGGCCAAGTTGTGACGGCTAACTTGAATTATGCGACACGCTGACAAAATCACTCAGGCATCAACCAGTCAGCCCACGCCTCTAGCATGCGCCTTCTTTCATCCAGATACTCAGCCCGGTTATACACTGACCTAACATCACCAGGAACGTGCGCTAGTTGCCTCTCGATAGCATCAGCGTTGAATCCGTTTTCATTGGCCCATGTTGATCCGATGGTGCGGAATCCGTGACCAGTGAGCCGGCCTTTGTAGCCTATCCTGTAGAGCAAATAAAGTATGGAGTTCTCTGACATTGGACGATCAGACCGATACGGGTGCGAGAACACATAACAACCCCCTGCACGCTGTTTTAGTTGCTCTAGGATATCGACTGACTGCCGTGATAGAGGAACAACGTGATCCCTCCTGCGCTTCATCTTCCCCGCAGGAATCCGCCACAAATCCCCGTCAATCTCCGACCACTCCATCATCCGAAGCTCATTCGTCCGAACCCAAGTAAGCGCCAAGAGCTTACACGCAAGAACGGATTGCAGGTCAGATTCCATGCTCAGCCTTGCCATGAACTCGGGAACCTCTGATAACTCAAGCGCGGCGAAGTGTTCTACCGGAGCAGTGGAGAATGTCTGCGGGCGTATGTCTCTCGCAGGATTGGTTTGCATGTAGCCATGATCTTGGCACCAGTCGAATACCTGCCCTGCCCATCGCCTAACCTTACGGACGTAGACATAGAGCTTCTTCGCGTCCATGCGGCGAAGTTCGTCTAGCAGCATTTCCCGCGCGATGTCCGATACCTGCGTATCGAGAAGCTTGGTCAGGTGCATCTCCAGCCCGCGTTTAGCGTTGGATCGGTAGGACTCGGATAAATCCATGCGCCCATCCCAATACTGCGTAATCGCGTCAGATAGGGCTATAGAGCGCGTCCGCTTTGTGGGCAATGTGCCATTACGCAAGTCTCGTTTGAACGCGTCACGCTTCGATCTGGCTTCAGCTAGAGAGACTTCGGGGTATGGGCCGAAGGTCGCTGTTTGCGCCTTGCCATTCACCCTGTACGCCAGTCGCCAGAGCTTAGAGCCGGTAGGGGCGCAGAATAGGTACATTCCCCCGCCGTCGAAATGCTTGCCTGGCTCTTTGATCTGCTTGCAGCGGGCGTCTGTGAGTTTGTTTGTAGGCATCTCTGTGGTTTTATGCTACAATACATTGGCATTTCTACTACGGAGACAATATGGCCAAGTACAACGCAAAAATTGATTTAACTCAACTGCGTAGCGTTCTAGATTACGACCCTGAGACAGGCATTTTCAAATGGAAGGTTCAACGCAGAAGGTGTGGGCAGATTGGTCAGCAAGCAGGAAATAAAAAGCCAACAGGGTATCGATTGATTGGAGTGCTTGGCGGCTTGTATTGGGAGCATCGCTTGGCGTGGTTTTATATCTATGGAGTGTGGCCAAAAAATATCGATCACATCAACGGGGTAAAGGACGACAACAGAATTGCGAATCTCCGGGATGTAACGCCCAAGGAGAATGCACACAACACACCAGTCAAAGAAAAAAGCATCACAAGAATGTCCGCTGGAAACCTGCCAATTGGAGTGCTTGCGTCAAAGGGAAACGACACAAAGTGGGTAGCAGTTATTAGTGTAGATGGTAAGCACGTTCGGTCTGGTCCATTCGATACCATGGAAGAAGCCTTTGAGACCTACATGGCCCTCAAAAAGCACCTTCACCAAGGATACATCGACAGATGA